TAGTTTCCATGCACCAGAGCCAATCTGATAACCACCTGAGTCACCAACAAGTACAGTATTTTCACGATTACGATTTACTACCATACCATCATCTATCTTAGAACCTTCTAAGTCTAGATTGGCATGTCCTGCCGAATAAAGACCATGTGAATAATAAACATAGCCTTTATCTTTATCTAAGATATTTAATCCATCAAGACCATGTTCAAAGCCTTTAGGAATACGTTCTGGTGGGAACATATCTGTTTTGTCTGCATAATGTTGTGAGATTTTACGAACATAGAAGTTCGATATTGCAGGCAAAAAGATAGCATACCCACTAGAAATATTATTTTTGCTTAAGTCATTAACCATTTATGTTTCACTCCTACAGAGTTATTTAGGTTAATTGCCAGATTTAGCTGGTAAAATGTACTCATATAGGCCTAAACCTGAGTCCACTTGTATCATCATTGCACCTTGATCCGAAATCTTGACACTCATTGTACTTGTATCACCAAGTTTTAAAATAGTCAAAACAGTTGATAAAGGGAAACTCCAACCTGATTTAAGTTCACCAGTTACATTACTTGCAAATGGAAGTTCTACTCTATCAGTTGACCTATCTCCTATAAAGAATTTCAAGTCACCATCTACTGTCTTAACAGTAAACAGAGGATCAAAAGCACCTAAGATACCTGCAAAGTATTGTAAGTCTTTGATTGCTTTTTGTGTTGGCATAACTTCAACGTCCCATTTAGCACCTTTGAAGTTTGCAGTTTTGATTTGTGCATCGACAAGTTCAGATACAATCACACGATAAGTTGATTGCATTGCACCAGGAATAGAAAATGAAAGTTGCGTAGGAACATTTTCTCCGTTACGTTCTTCATGACCTACTTCTACTGATGCTCTAACAGCCTTGCCTTCTTTGTCTTCGCCTTCATAGTTTAGATAGCCATTCAAAACACCAAGTCTACCTAAACCAAATTTACCTGTAAATTCAGGAACTGATTTGTGAAGTTTACCCCTTAGTACTACAGTTCTATCATCGTCCATTGCATCAATCAATGTACCTTCATCATCTGTAGTTACTTTAGCCGCTTGAATAATACCAAGCGAGTGAGTATGCTTAACAATATCTTTTAATATATCTTGCATAGTTATGTTCTCCTTTTGGTTCATTTGTTTATAATATCAAATTTCGTATCCAATGTCAATACCTATTTTCTTTTCTTTCCTGCAACTGGATTATCTACCCAATGTATTTGATTTGGAGGCATAAAACCCCATATAAACCAAGCATTTCCAAATGTAGGTGCTCCTTTTCCAGTAAAATCAATACGAAAGTTATACACAAGTGCAGACATTCCGTTTTTCATAAACATTTCCCCACGTTTTACTCCCTGAAAACTTGTAACAGGAAGCAATAAAGCAAATGGTTTACCTAATGAATAACAATGTTCTAGAAATTGATCCTTTTTACTATAAGGTGGATTTGTTATAACACCATCATAGATATCATTCCGTGTACAATCAAAGAAATCCCTATCATTAGACCCAACAATATTATAACCATACTTGTTGAATCCGGAAACAATGCTAGAACTTTTTCCACTAGTTGCCTCATAATAAGTTTTCTCCTTATCTAAATATTTCAATAGAGGCAACACTTGATCCTCAGGAGTGTAACACTCGTCTGATTCAACATTCGTTGCCCTACGATTAATTAGGTCACTATATGTCACCCAAAGAACCTATCTATTACTGCTATTAAAAAATGATATGAGAAAAATGCAAATACACAAAATAATACAAACTTTAAAAATTTGTTCATACCATCGTCACTCATTTTTTCCCATTCAGGTCTATCGTCTTTTCTACTAAACATTAACTTACCTGTATTGCAATATAAATGCAAAGTGCTAGAATGGCAAGTTTACCCCAATCTAAATCAAAGTCTGTACCTTCACCATACTTTTTTCTAAATTCACTTAGTTTCATATTATCCTCCTACTGAATAACCTTCTGTTATTTTTTCTATATCTACTTGACGTTTTGCTTTACGCAATTCCGGTGCAATATAATCTCTAACCATTTCGTCATTAGTCTTATCATTGAAATGTGCTTCATCACATAAGATTTTATTATCACCGTATTTGTTTTGATAAAAAGAATGAGCATTATCATAATCATCAAACTGTACAGTTGGTGTTATGTATTTTCTAAAGTCAAAACTTTTTTGCCATGTAACTACTCTTATATTGAGCATCTTACATAATTTTATAGCTTGTTTACAATCAAGAATACCCCAAAACTCAAAAGCAAGATTATCATATGCAATTCGCTCTTGTACTTTTTTCCAAATGTTGAATTCTTTTTCAGTACACCAGTTCTTGTAGTCTATACGTTGTGTTATACCTCGCATGTAATCCCATATAGATGCTGAGTTTTCGTATATATCATCACTGATATTATTCAAATCGTATTGTTGTGATTTTACGTTCAACATGGAACGATTGTTTACTAACTCCATTAATAATATATCAATATCAAATCTATCTTTTAAATATACAATCTTATTTAGGTAAAGTTCACTACCTTTACCAGAAGATGCTGAATTATAAAACTCTGTATTAGGAACGTATTTTTTAAGCCATGTTTCAAATGGTAGAGCCAGATTATTCTCACCTGTTTTTGGATTATGGTGACAACCTACAGAGAAACTTGATCCTACTACGCCTATCTTACACATACTAAAACTCAAATAAACTTTGAAATTGTTCTGATGCATCTGCATCACTCAAATCCCATTTGAGAACACCAATAAGATTATCTAGTTTCTTATCAATAATTGTATTCTCCATTAGTTCATGGTCAAAAGGAAGTTCTTGAAACCATTCTGGAATTCTATTTTCATCAATCGGATATGCAACACTTGTCATTTTCAATGCATTAGGTCTGAGTTTACATACAATAGTTTTCATACCATCTACAATCTCAATAGAATACTTGTCACCATTTAGTTCACGTAAAGTATTCCAATTTAAGGCCGCACTAACATGACCTGGCAAGTGTACTTTATCTTTCTTATTATCTTCGCCTTCTAATTTAAAATCTTTGCCTTGTTGCTTTGCAATCTTTTGTATTTTGTTTTTGTACATCGTAAGATTGTTTACACGTTTAGGAGTGCCTTTTTCCCAACCAGGCTTTGCTCTGAATTCTTTCTTAAATACTTTTACCATATCAATTACATCTTCTTGTGTACCATCTGTAAGAATTTTTATTAGAACATCCATCAAAAAGTTTTGCATGTAATCAGGAGTATCACTTCTTTTCAAGTCAAGACCCATAGCTTTAATCTTACCAGGCTTACCATCTACGTCTTTTCTTACACCTTCATCATCATATATTAACATTGCGTATCTTTTCTTCTTGATGAAGATACCCATAGAAGCCGCATTTTCTCTACCAGCTACAATAATTTCTCCTTGCTTACGAGGACAATTAAAGAAGTCTTTCATGAAGTCAGGGAAACTTATATTGACTTGATTTGCTATTTCATCATATAGTTCTACTACTCTTTCTTTTGACCATTCTATTTCACCAGCATCAATCTCTTGTTTGTATACAGGATACATAGAATAATAGATACTATCTGTATCTCCATAGATTACGCCTTTACCTTTATAATCATATGTACCTTCAATAACTTCATTTGTTTTTGCACCCATATGTCTTGTAATACATCTACCTGTTAGAGTTGTACTTTGACCAATACGTTTATCATAGAAACGACAACCAGGATTTAAAATCGCACCATATAGTGAATTCAAGTTAATCTTTTTAACGAGTTGTCTTTTATCCCAAAAAGCAATCTTTTCTTTGTCACCTTCTTCGATAGCTTTCTTTTTATTTGATTGTAATATCTTTCTTTCAGCATACCAACGTTCTAACAAACTCGGAATAATACCTTGAACGTCTTGTTTAAATACTGTACCATTTGCACTTACAGCCCAATTCAAATCACTTTTAAATATAAGATTGTGTAACTCTGCACCTGTCATGTCTGCTTTGTTACCATCTTCAAGTAATAAATTTATCTTTTCAGTTTTATCTTTTTCGTTTACTAATCTAAATTCTTCTGCACTAAATGTATCTTCCCATGCCTGAGCCGCACCGAAACCTTTACTTCCACCTCTTCTCCCATCAGCAATTCTACCACCAATAAGTTTTTCTGTAAATGTAGGTTCTAGTTGTGCAACAATAGTCTCAGGACTCATATTCAATGCACGAATAACTGAAGGATAAAGTGAATTGATATCGATACCTGCAACCCATCTTTGTATACCTGTTTTAGGATTTGCCACAAAAGCACCTGCGGCTTTTTGTTTTTCTGCTTCTTCTAAATCTGATTCTGAAGGTTCTGAGTCTTCTTCATTCCAGTCTTTTGCTTTTCTATCTGGCACAACCATATTTCTACGATGTGCCTCATTGATAATGGCTTGTTCTGTAACTGCAACTGCACCCATAGTTGTTTTGATGTTAACTGTATTATCGTGTGCAATCTCATTTGCTAAGTCAATGAATTGTAATTTCTTATCTAAGTTGCCTAATAGTGCAACGTCTTGTCTGTTATATTCAATAAACTTATAAAAATCTTTATTGTATAATGTATCAAGTGTGCCATCATATGCTATCTTCTTTTCACCAAGTTCATAATCACCGATAGCATCAAGTGAATAGGAATGCATTTCATGATATGTATATTTTCTATACAATTCTAGATAGTCAAGATGAATACGACCTGATAAATCATATGTTGTGCTTTCTTTACCAAATCTAACTACACGCCTTTCATGAGGAAGTAGATCCCATAAACACAATTTTCTTGTGTGAGATTTACTCATGATACGTGTAATACGTCTAACAGTATATGGAATATCAAAACCTTCTGAGTTCCAACCTGATAATACATCTGCATCTTCAATCAATGCAATGAAATCATTCATCATATCAACTTCATCAAGATATAAAAATGTATCATCAAACTGCCCACAGATACGTTCTGCCTCTGCAAGACCTTCTCCTGATTGCATATGCTTTGGAGGAATAACAAATGTTACAAGTTTATCTAACCATTGTAGATATAATGTAATTGCAGTAATTGGCATAAAAGGATCCTCTGGAGGAGCAAAGCCTTTATCTGCATCAAAGTCAACCTCGATATCAAAGAATGCAACATTGAGTTTAGGAGAATCAACTCCGTTATAATTTTCACTTAAACATCTAACCTCAGGCTTTAAGTCACTTTCGTAAAACTTTTTACCTGAATTAATTCTTCGTTCTTTGTGTAAATCTTTTAGTCTTTTGCATTTGATTTGCCGTACCTTCTCGCCGTGAATACTTGTGTATTCACCACGAGGATCTTTGATATAGAAGGTACGCCATGCTGGAAAGTCGTTATAAACTCTCTTTCCTTTGACACGTTCTACGACTTGAACAATATCTTTTTCTCTGTTGTAAAAGGCGTCAACATAACTCATTAACTGGTTTTTCCTACTGTCGTTAGGATATGTTCGACTTCATCGAACTCATTCCTAGCTTCTGATAGCTTAGCCTTGTGTGCAATGCTAATAGCTTTATTTAAGACACTAGGTTTGATGTCCATTTCGTCTGCGATTGATTTAACTGTATCACGTAAACCACCTTTAAGGTCGTCTACTTCTTGAAGTACTTGCATTCCTTCTTCAACTAACTGCGTTAGTTTTGTCTTGTCCTCTGAACTTAGATTGTCTACTGACATGTAATTCACCTCCTTATATTAAAAAAGAGTGCCCTATTTCTAGAACACCCTTTAATAATACATTATGTGACTTACAAAGTCAATAGTTATTTTTGATTTAACTAGTAAATTCTTTGTGCTAGTGCATCAATTTTATCCATATCAGAGTCTTTCAAGTCAGACATTCTCTTTGGATCTGATTTTAACTTGATATTT